AGGTGATCACGGTTGGGTACATCGAAATCGAGCCGTACTGCCAGGAAATCATCCAAGCACGTATCAAAGACGGGCTCCTCGACGACGCCCCCATCTGGCCCGATATACGTGCCTTCGACGGTAGGGAGTGCCGAGGACTGGTGGACATCGTTACGGGCGGATTCCCCTGCCAGCCCCACAGCCACGCAGGGAAGCGAAAAGGAAAAGCCGACGAGCGAAACCTCTGGCCGGACACCCTACGTGTCATACGGGACGTGGAGCCCGAGTACGTCCTCCTGGAGAACGTCCGAGGGCTGGCGGACGGCGTTAACCCCTACGCAGCGGAAGTCGTTGGGGGCCTTTCCGAGGCAGGGTACGATGCAGGGTGGGGTCTGCTATCCGCTGCCCACGTTGGGGCGCCCCACCTCCGTTGGCGGTGGTGGTGCTTGGCGCACTCCTAACGCCTCAATGATAGACCCGAAGTCCTCAGTGGTGAAGTTGGAGGGGCGAACACCGGAAGACCCACAGGTGGGACTAGCAGATCAGGTAGTACGGTTTCCGACGCCCATGGTGACAGACGCCGATCCCGGTGGCGGTCCGCCGCAATCGAACGCGAACACCAAGCGATGGGGTGGCGTGAACAGCCTCGGGCAGATGGCAAAGACCGGGATGTTCCCGACGCCCGCAGCGTCCACCTACGGGAGCAATCAGGGGGGAGCAAGGGGCAGAGTGGGGCCGGTGCGCCACAGCCTCGAAGGGATGGCGCGGAAGAACCTGTGGCCGACGCCGAAGGTCGCTCGGGGGGACTACACCTACGATCGAGGGGATCACAGCAAGGCGCGCCCGACGCTGTCCGGAGCGGTAAAGATCCCGACGCCGACCTCGTCAATGATGACGACGGCCGACCTGGAACAAGCGAGGTATGCGGGCAACGATCCACGTCGGCCAAAGTACGGCGAGGCGGCGAAGATGCTGCCGACGCCAACCGTGGCGGACGCCGAGGGCGGACGGACGACGAATGGGAAGGATCGTCCGAACGAAGGGGGGCTCCAGCAAGCGGCACAGTTCTGGCCGACGCCAACGGCAAGGGACTGGCGTAGCGGTAAGGCGTCCCAGGACACCATGAACAAGAACGCTCGGCCACTGAATGAGCGGGTGGAGATGTGGCCCACACCCAAGAGCAGTCCCGATGGGATGTACGTGGACAACAGCCCCAACGTGGGAACAAGAGATGGTGCCCGAATGGGTCTAGCATCAGCAGTGGGTCGGCAGAACATCCAGACAGCGGTCGGCGGACAGCTAAATCCCGATTGGGTCGAGTGGTTGATGGGTGTCCCGATAGGGTGGACCTCTCTCGACCCGCTGCCTCAGGGGAATTACGACGCATGGGCCCAGCTCGCCACGTCGTCCTGGTGGGACGAAGAGCCAGAGATCCCTAGGGTGGCTGCCGGGATCCCGGCAACGGGGTCGTGCCGGCGGTCGTAGCGGCGTTTCTAAGCACCTGAAAGGAGGATCAGATTGACCACGAAGGTGAATTGCAGCGAGTGCGGGATGGCCTACAGCGTCGTGTACGGGGCCCAATACCACGCCGAGGATTGCCCATGGGTTAAGGCGCTCGAGGCCAGCGAGCCAGACGCCCACGATTGCGAGGCCAACGCGGTGCCCTACATCGGCGACGGACCGCTCGGCCACGGCTGGGAATGTGGGGTCTGTGGGGAGTTCCTACAGGCAGGTTAGCTAGCGATTGCGTGTTTTGTCGACTCATATGAGGTCGCAAAACGCGCACCAGAATATTCCTGGAATAATTCCAGCACGGGTTGAGACGGCGACAAGAGATCAAAGGAGGTGCCATGACTGAGTTGGACAAGGCGCGCAAGGTCCTAGCGAAAGCCGAAGACGGTAGGGAACAGATAAAGAGCGGGTACATCTCTGACCGTGCGTCCCTGGAGGCCACCGCATACGCGCTGGTGGACATCGCTGAGAGCCTGCGGGGGATGCGCGACGACAGACTGAGCCAACAATTTAGGGAGGCGAAACACTAATGGACACCATCAACATCGAGTTCGACTACTACACCGCAGTGAAGACCTGGGGCGTGTTGACCAGCCGGGTCGCCGCCCTGGGGAAACGAGGGCTCCCGGCCAAAGGCGCGGACTCGCACCGGGATACCGTCATCGCCCGCGCAACATCCGAGATTGCGGCCCTGGAGGATATCAAGCTCCAGCTCCGTGATTTCGTCGCCAAGGGCGTCGGGATCTCGGCGGAGGACGCCGATGGGTAGCCACACGCCGGGGCCTTGGGAATACTTCGACAGCTACGGTGCCGACGGCAAGTGGCCCGTTGAACCGTGCCGACACTGTGGGAGAGAGGACACGGCCTTTTTCCTAATCCCTGGCGGGCACGGCGATGGTGAATGTGCAGCATACACGAAGGCCGACGCCCGCCTCATAGCGGCCGCACCGGACCTGCGGGCGGCGCTGGAGCAGTGGATTAGCATGGCAGTCAACTCTGGCCTAGAGGGATGCGACGAGATTTTAGAGCAAGCCGAAGCCGCCATCGCCAAGGCCACGGAGGGCACCGATGGACAATGATATCCACATCCGCTGTGCCTGCATCGAGTACGAACTGACCCGCAGGATGCAGCAGGACGGCGCCACTGAGATGGTGACCGCCGGCCACTCTGCCACGCTCAAGTCGTCGGTTTCCTACGACCAAACGCGACTCCAGGCGGTCATGGAACTGGTGCCCGAGGAGGACTTGGTCAAGGCGGGGGCCTTTACGCCAGAACACGAGGAGACTACGACGGTGCCGGCGCGGTGGAACGTGACCAAACTCAATCCGTTTGCCAGGCGGGGGCGAGAGATACGGGAGGTTATCGACGCGGCGCGGATGGAGGGGGTCCCGAGGTTGACGGTCCAAAAAGAACGCGATAGGGGTGGTTGAGTACCTAGTCCTTGTCCTCTAGGATTTTCATTCCGAGCGCGCCCAATATCCCGATGCACCCCGTGACGACCTCAATGGCCCCAAGTCGCAGTCCATACAGGGATATCGCGCCGAGCAAGAAACCAAATAATAAAATTTGCGGTCTAACGCGAGTGAATAAGTCCTTCACGACCACTCCCCACTATCAAACCTCGCGTCCACATACCGTTTGGCAATAGCCCCCAGAGCGACGAGGATGGCCGTAGAGGCCGCCGCAACCAAGACCTTGCGTGTCGTCATAGCACTCTCCCTACTTCACGCTCACAGGACGCTCGACGTTCCCTATGAGCGTACTCGACTGGACCTTGACTGTCCCAACACCGGAGCCGCCAATCTTGAAGCTCGCAGAATTTATCCCCGTCCCATCCCCGTAGATGCTCTCACCCACAGCCGTCCCCCGAATGATAATCTCCCCGCACTGTATGCCTGAAATGGTGATACCGCTGCCATATGCCTTCACCCGCTTGAAACTGATAAGGCCGACGGTGGACGTTGCGGCTGATGAAATCAAAATCCTGTCAAACGTGCCACCGCTTACCGCCGGGACACTTAATGCGCCACGAGTGCCACCGAAGGAATACTGTACGGGGTCACTCGATAGAGTGGGGTTGATGGAGAGGCCGTCGGCTGTGGTTGTGGAGACTGTCAGCGCATAGGCCGTGCTTGTTGCGAGGGTGAAATCCGTTGCCTCGACGTCCTCCAGCAGCAGGGTCTCGCAGAGGATATTCCCGCTGGATGAACTGATGTTGATGGCGTCCGTCAGGCCACTGGCCTTGCCGATGGACATGTCAGAAAACTCAATACTCTCGATACGGGCCGAGCCTATCATTAGCTCCAGGGTCATCGTGGCCGTCTGAACATCGTCCGGTATTTCGGTGCCGACACCTATCTGTTCCTGGCCGAGGCTCTGGGCCACCGTTGCATCATAGCGGGCGCTCTGGGGCCAGATAGGAGCCGGAGATATGCCCTTGATGGCGAAATATACTGCCCCTGAGATAACTGCCACAGACACGAGCATCGTCAAGGCAATCATTGCCTTAGTATTGCCCGCGAAGCTGAGACCTTGAAGCGTCGGCAGCCTGAACGCCAGGTTCAACGGCAACGTGATACCGAGAAACGGTATCCTGGGGAATCTGATTTCTCGCTCTTTGATTACGACCTTAATTTTCTTCATTCCTTGTCACCCTTGACGCTCTCAAAGATCTTACCCAAACCTGCGCTCACAGGTATAGTTATCACTGCGAGTGCCGTCAGGAGTCCTTCAATATTATCCAGGGTTTCGGGGTTGCTGGACGCAGACCATATTATCCGCGCAGCGAGGAACAGCCATGTGAAGGCAGGTCAAACCACGGGAGTGAAAATAACTAGCTGAATCAACTCACGTCCGCTCAAAGTGACTGACTCTTTGCCGTTTCTCCGACTCCCGTGGTTTGGCACCTCCTGTTCAGGATTCAGATTATCTGCCAATTAACACCCCTATGAGTCCCAATATCACCACCATGCCAGCCAGCAGGCTGGCCTGGCCTATCCAAACAACCGCGACTAACACGGCCTGTCGTCGCCTGATCTCTCGCAGCTCCGGTAGTATGCGGATCGCCAGGATCTCGTGTAATTGCTCGTATCGTTTTTTCTCCATTATTGATGAACTGGGATCACTCACATGGCCCAGATTATAGCACAGGGCAATTTGAGCAATTTCTCAGCTACGAGCCCCGCCAGTGTGTTCTAACCCTGGTCGCACCCATCGTGCCTCCTCCAGGTACGCCCTGGACACTCCTCTAGTCCTGACTGGTGAAACGTCTGGGTCGCCCCTGGTGGTTCTACTAGGCCCCAGCCGTGCGAGGCTGGGCAACGCCGGGCCTAAGCCCCATTGCGGGCGCTATGCCTCGACGGCCTCCTTGGGCTCCGTCTTGCGGGTGACCGCCTCAAGGTACCGCACCAGGTAAGCGGAGTCGGGGGCCTTCCAGAGATTGAACGCCAACTCCTTGAAGTGGGCCAGCATCCAGTCGTAGTCCGACTGCCGCATCTCAATATGCCCGTTGTGGTCTTCCCTGAGTGTCGTCAGAATGTCCAGGGTCCGCTCGGCATCGCCCCCGTTCTTCACCGGGGTGAACCGGATGGTGTGCTGAAGAACCTCGACGAAGTCCAACTCCTCGACGGTGCCCCGGTTGTTGAACTGCCACGGCTCATCTACGACGTCAAGGAACTCCTCGGGTATCTCAATCCAGACCTTCGCCGCTGTCTGAGCCTTTTTCTTGGCCACTTTCTCCCTACGCTCGTCTGACCTCGCCATGTCGACCTCCTTATAGGTTCCTTACGGCATCGGCGGCAGCAACGTCCGCCTTGGCACCCTCTATCCGGCTGTAGTGCTGCAATACCTTAGATTCCACCTGCCGGTCTATCCATTCCTGCATCTGGGCGTCCGTGGCAGGAGAACCATCCTCGTTTAGGAATGAGAATGCTGCGTATACCTTGGTCACCTGAGCCGCCGTATAGTCCTTCGCGCCCGTGAGTTTTGCCATCTCTATGCTGCCTCCAGTGCCATAAGTCTGCTTTCGAGGGTGTGGATGCGCTCCTTGATCTCCTGCCGTTCCGTCCAGGCTTGCCACGTCGCCAGGCCCACCACCCGAAGGGTCTGCGTGACGTTAAACAGCGCGTCGTCTGCATCACACCCGAGTATCCCCACCTCGGCTAGATCAGCGCGGTTGTACTTAACGAAGCTGTCCCACCTCGAGCGAACGAGGCCCCGGCCACCAAGACGCTGGGACTCATAGGCGAACGCCCTCATCAGGTGGGCGTCGTTGTAGTCGTCGGTCAGGACGGTGACGGTGGCGTTGCCAGCGAACAGGTCTCCGTCCTCGTCCACCATGAAGACGGTGGACATAGCGCCCGACTTGTATGCCCTTATACCGAACACGTTTCCGTTGGCCGTGATGTCATTGAGGCCGTTGGAGCCGTCGTGCTGGTAGATGTGGTGTTCCTCAATGGACCTCCCGTTGGCCGCGCTCTTCTGGGTCTGGGCGTTGTTGCCGCTGTAAACCTCGGTTACATAGGGGTTAGTTTCGCCAGTCTCCATAATGACGCGTAGGATCAAACCACCACGATCGCCGTTGTACTTACGCATGGAGGCGTAGGTGTCTGTTTCGGCCCGGCTGGTAAGACCGTGGCCCACGTCGCTGGACTTGAAGGCCAATATCTCGTCGTCGTTCGCCCCCTGGTTGATGGTGAGCCCAACCGTCATGCCGGCGTTGGCGGTGTCGTTGATGAAGACTTTGTCACCAAGGGAGGTTAGGGACGAAGCGGTGACGCCTGACCCTAGTGAGGTGGCAGACAGAACATCAGTGGCGTTGATCTGATACGTGTTGCCCGATGGTAGGTTCAGGATGGCGGCTGTGACTGTCGCCTGAACCGCACCCGCGATCATCAACCGTAGCGTCGTTCCGCCAACCACATCTACATCAGCCGTGGTCCCGTCGTGACCGCCCAGCCGCAGGTAATCGGTGGCGGGCGTGGTGTTGCTGTGGATGTAGACGGTTGGGTGGGTGTCCGCCGATACGTTCCAATCGGTGGCTACGGCAGCCTTGTCGGTGATGTGGAGGCCCTGGTTGCTGTCCCCCAGGCCGATGACGAGGGCGTGGTTGGAGACGTCGCCCGTGGACCACCGCATGACGGCGTCGGACCCCGCGCCGAACACCAAGTCCACAGCGTCACCATGCACCCGTCCGTTGGTACCATCGTGGACGTGTCCCAACGTCGTGGAAATGGAGTCGTCGCGCAGGTTGTTGTACTGCGTCGCTGTCGCGAGGTCCCCGCTTGCTACGGCCGATGATTGCGCCATTTATGTTTCCTCTAGGCCCACTGAAGCTGATTCCACCGCACGTAATCCAAATTCCCGCTTGGGCTCTGCTGCATGACCCATTCGCAATTCACCCAGAGCCCACCTTCAGCGATGGTTACCTGCTGATGTTCGATGTGGTAGGTGTCGTCGATTCCCATGGACGTGTACTTGATATTGATGCGGTCCGACAGGGACCGGTGGATGATTTGCATCATGTTGGCCCGGGTTTTATTCGGCATCGCCAAGGTGAGTCGTTCCTTACGCAATTGCCTCAACCGAACCCTCTCGATAGCTCTGCCCTCAGCGGTCTCATGGTTGTCGATGTGTACGGTGGTATGCTCGATCCGCCGGCGCCCCACGTCGAGCTGCGATTGCGCGTTTTCGGCCCTCCCTGCGGTCTTGCTCGACGCCGTACCCTTGTCCGCGATGAGTCGAAGGAATGTGACGAAACCCGCGGAGCCGGAGTTGTTGACGATCTTGAGCAACCGGAAGTTCCCATCGAAGCCCGAGTCCATCTCGACCGTCACGTTGTACACGTTGTAAGTGAGCGGCGTGTCGGCCTCGCTGAACCCTGAATCGCCGCCCACTATGTAGCCCTTGGTGGTCAGCGCAGACGTCTTATACAGCGTGGCCTTCGTGCCGTCGCCATCTGCGTCTTCTGTTCCGATCCACGCCTGCACGATGTCCCCGCTGCTGTCCGTTATTCTTATGACGTGCTTGCCATTATTCCAGTCGGTGAAGTCCTGGGTTGTGTCGTCAATTGTGAACGCAGAGCTGCCGGTTGCCGAGACGGTTCCTTGCTCTGAATCTTCCGCTATCAGGAGGTCTGTGCCGGTACCGTCCTTCGCCGTGTTCACAGTGAAATCGGTCGTGTGGAGCGGCGTCCTCGGGTTGGCTATATTATCGTTGTCGCCAACTATCAAGAACTGCAACGTCTCTGCTACGGCGATGGCCGGCCGGTCGTCGGTCTCGAGGCGCCACACCTGGGTCGCCGTGGTCCGGGAGATCCGGTTGTAGACGTAATAGACCTCGTTCTCGACAGCGTCCTTGCCGTCGTTCCACTCGAACCGGTCCTGCGAGAAGTACATATCCGTCTCATCGCCCGCGGCCCGGTCCCCTCGCCACGTCTTCAAGAAGGTAGTGTGTGGTGCCGAATCCCGGTGGTCCGACGCCTCATAGCGGTACGTCCGTCCATCCACGTAATAGAACCCCACGTCGTCGTCCTGGACCTGATAGATTTCGGTGAGTCCGTTGCGGCCGATCGACGCCTCGTGCTTGTCGTCAACCGTCAGCGTCGTGCCAGTGTCGAAGATCCGGTGCTGGCTCGGTACATCGACGGCATCGTGGATGACATCCAGAATGGCCTTGGCTGTCACTGAGCCGCCCGTGGGGGCTGTTTTGTAGGTCTGGTGGACCTTGAGGCGTTCCATGTCGTTGAAGGCCCGGATGTAGCAATACTGCCGGTTGTTCTCGGGCCGGGGCTGGATGGTGTCGATCCGGCCAAAGAAGACTGTCCGCCACCCGCCGAAGTTCTCGAACCGGTCGTCAGCATGTCTGAACTGACCACCGATGCCGTGTTTCGTGGCCGTGTTGTTGAAGGAGTCCGTTGCCGTGCCCTGGTAAACGTCGTCAACGAATACTTCTATGTCGTTGCCATGGAGGTGCGCGGTAATACGAACAACGTCACCGTCAGCAGGCACTATTTTGGTGCCGTCCTTATCTACAACCCTGAAGAAGGTTACGGATGAACCCGTCCCTGCATTCTCCTTGTACACAAAAAGGAATCCCTCACGGGGCGTTCCTTTAGATGTGAAGTGAAGTTGCAAGAAGTTCGAGTTGTCAGTCCACCTCAAAATCATGCCTGAATGGGATGAGATCGGATCAGTCCCACTCTTTAGTGTCCCGCCGTATGTGAACTCCATGTCGACCCAGCAATCCGACTCTCCAAAATCAAGGGTCGCTGTTTTGTCATCGGCATTCTGGACCAGTTTGTTCGATTGAATATCGAAGTCGGTGGCGTCGCCAGCCCAGGCAGCGAACAGACTGTCGTATGGGGGCTTGCGACTGGCGAGCGTCGTCCCGTTGGAGGCGTTGAAGTTGTCCATCGGGTACGCCAGCTCGACCCAGATGTCCGGCCCGGGCAGCACCAACGGGTAGATGGCGCCGGTCAGGAGCGACGGCGAATACTTGTGGTCGTCGTTCTTCAACATGAGTTCGAGCATACCGGCAGTGGCGTGGTGGGACGGGAAAGCCTTCCCGGACCGATACTTCATCGACTGACCACCTGCCGTGCGTATATCGGACGTCACGTCCTCGTTGGTGTCAGAGAAGTCGCCGTCCTGGTTCCAGTCAACCCTTATTCGATATGCCGGCGTCGCCATTCGTATCTAGCCTTATGCCCCGCGGCGCAGGTTCTCGTCGATGAGGTCGCTGATCTCCCGTGCCGTCTGCCGCACACGCAGCTCGTCGTCCACGGTCAGGTTCTCTATGTTGATGGTCAGGTTGACTCCCAGCCCTCCACCACCACCACGCAGCGGGACTATAGCCTCGGGGCCGGCCTCGCCCACCATCGCTAGCGTGGGGCGATTGACGATGCCACCGTGGGCGTATCCCTTTACGCCTGGCGCGCCTACCTGTGAACCCGTGAGGTTAAGACCCTCAAGAATGTTGCCAGGGGCACGTTTCAGGAGATCAATGAGGGCTTGAAGGGGACCGGGCATATGGAATTCTATGGACAGCACTGCGGTCCAGGACTGTTTCGCCTTTTTAATGAATCCCTTGACCCAATCAGGAAGTGTGAGTGGCGTCCAAATGGGCGTGACCATCACACCCCAGTATTGAATCGCGTTCTTCAGGAACTTTTTGGTCCACCCGGGCAGCTTGAAAGCTATCCAAAGGGGCGTGACCGACACGGCCCACGCTAGCGCAGTAAGACCCTTTACCCAAGCCTCGAAGAAGGGAGCGGTCCACTTGGGCAGCACTAGTGGCGTCCAAAGGGGCGTGACCATCACACCCCAGTATTGAATCGCGTTCTTCAGGAACTTTTTGGTCCACCCGGGCAGCTTGAAAGCTCTCCAAAGGGGCGTGACCGTCACGACCCACGCTAGCGTAGTAAGACCATTTACAAAAGCCTCGAAGAAGGGAGCGGTCCACTTGGGCAGGGTTAACCCTTCCCAGGTGGCGGTGATGAGGAGATTCCATAGAGTCTTCGCGTCCTTGATAAATTTCGCCCACCAGACCGGGACACCGGTTATTTCAAAGCCGAGAACGAATTTCATGGGCTCCTTCACCGCTTTAACGATGAATCCAAGTGCGGCGGCGATCTTATCCAGGTTTGGGATGATGAGCTGTACAATGGAGTTGGAGGTCAGTGTGTCGATAAGACGGAACACCGAATCTGCGGCCTCCCCGGCAAACTCGCCGAGCGTTTTGAGCCCTGCAAGCCACTTCTGCGTCTGTGTTGTGGCCTTCAGACCCTCCGCGATAGTCCGACTCTGAGAGTCGCCGAAGTCACGGACCAGCCCTGTGATCGCCGCCAACGGCTCCACCTCGCCCATCAGAGCCTTGCCGACAATATCCCCGGCTGCGGCCAGGTCCATGCCGGCGGTACGGGCCAGGGCCAATGCGAACCGGACATTGTCGAGGGTGATCACCTCGCGCTGCGACGCTCGGATGATTGCACCAGCGGCGCTCTCAGCGTCAGCCTGGACGAAACCGAAGTCCATGGCGATGGCTCGCAGTGCAGGACGCATCTGCTCAACGGTTCTTGCCGCCGCTCCACCCAGGCCACCAACGATCAGGTTAGTCAAGCCCACGGATGCTCTGAGCTGGTCTGTGGCCCCTGTAACGCCACGGAGAATGATGGCCGACGATAGCCCAACCACGCTCAACTTCCCGAGCTTACCCAGCAGGAAGTTCATCCCTCCGGCTGCTCCAGCAGCGGATGCGCCCACACCCCCCATCTGGAGGTCCATAGCCTGCATGTCCTTCGCCATGGGCTTCGTCTTGGTGGGCATCTGGCGAGCGGTGTTGCCCATGGAGTCAAACCGGCGTTGCATGTCGACGACGGACCGGTCGGCACCGACCGTTTGCTTCTTGAGCTTATCGAGCCCCTTGCCGGCGGACGCCAAGCCCTTGTTGACGCCTTTCGCGTCGACGTCGATGACGATGAGGACTTCATTCCCCGGCATCTTCTGGTTTACCCTCGTTTACGATGTTGACGAGCTGGAACACCCACATGGGCTCCCGTAGTATCTGAGACGGCGTGCAACTATACCGCCGAGCTAGGCCGTCGATGAATCGGGCTCGGACGAGTCCCCAGGGCTCGCCAACTGGCTTATCTGTGCGAGGGTCGATTCCTCCACCGACCCAGCGCCATTGCTCGATGGCCCTTCTAAAGGGTCTGGCACACTCGAGGCCGCCTCCACCCAGTTGTTGATGACCATCATGACGAACCGCTGAGGAACGGTCTTCACGCCTGCCCAAGTGGTCGGCAGAGGCTCGCCCTTTGCCGTCTCCAGGTTCCACTCAGAGAGGACCTCTTTGGTGAATAGCTCAACGACATCCCAGAACTTCTGCTGATCACGCAGGTCCTCAATCGCGATGTAGATGCCAATTGGCACATCCAGCCTGACCTTTACCTCCGCGCCAGCGTAGGGCTCGGGGAAAGAGGTGAGGACGGCTATATCCGACTCGGGTAGACGGAATCCTTGTCCCATGATATGACCTCCAATATGGTTTAAGTGTGCCGGGCGGCCAAGAAATCTCTGCTCAAGGAGAACCTAAACCCGCCCAGCACACTCCGGCCCGCTTGCCAAGGGCGTCCCTTGCAATGCCGCCCCGCGGGCCAGGACTTCAGGTCTACGACCAGGTGGGGACAGTGCCGTTGGCCAGCACGCCGGGTACCGTCCAGGTTAGCTCCCCGGTCTCTGTCCGCGTCAGCGCATAGTCCGTGAGCCAGTGTTCGCCCCCGAGCGATTGGCCACTGACGGCAATGGTTACGGTCCTTTGCACTGATGTACTCGGGATGGTCTTGAACACGGCGTGGGACAGGTTGGCGGCGTCGTTGAAGTACCCGTTGAGGGTGACCGTGGCGTCCGCCAGGAGCAACAGGCGCTCCATTGCCGACTTATCCAGCCCGGTCACATCCTGGGTGTTCCGGGGTGTCCCCCAATCCACGCTGCCCATGTCATTCGAGATATTCCGGGCCGTAGGCCCCCCCGAGTCGTCCACGGTCACCGATAAGGTAATCCCACTTTCTTTCGCCATTGTCTCCCTCCGTTAGCTATCCGCGCTGCCTCTGTTGGTTGCTCTCGTACATATGCTCGTTCATCGTGTCAGCGAACTCCGGGAAGCCCAGCCTCCGGGCCCCAACGCCCACCGATGGTCGGTGGATGAACAGCGGGTCACGCCCTATTGGGATCTTGTGCTGGTGAGCTGGTGAGCCGTCCCAGAACTCCTGCCCTGGCTTGATGAAGAATTCGACCATGCCTCCATCGACCTTGTCTGTGAACGCCTTCCCCGAATGATGGCGTATGTAACGATCCTGTGGGCCCCCAACGGGGACGATGGTTGTGAAGCCGAAGCAGTAGGCGCGACACTCGGCCTGACGGCAAGTAACCCGCCTGAAATGCGTGGCCGCGGGCTGTGCGATCTGGAAGAGCCCGTGGGTCCGTCTCGGCCCCGAACCGTTGGTGACCCTCATTAGCTCAGGTCCTCGTCGTCGTCGGCCGTCCCCCGCTGGTATACGATCGCGTACTGTGCGTTTGAGAACGTGCCGGTGGTGATGGCCCGGACGTACCGGTCCACCGTCCCTGTGGCCGTCTTATACTCCGCGGTGGGCTCGTCGCCATTGGCCACCGCAGCGAAGCTGATGAGGGTAGACCATGTAGAGTCGTTGGCACTATCCTGAAAGACGAAGGTAGGGGTCCCGCTCGAAATGTCGAAGACCTGGAGGACCGCCCGGACGCCCTTGGTGGTCGACGCGGAGTCGTCGATGCTGGTCCCGTTGGCCGCGCTGGAGTCGGTGATCTTGCCGGCGGTCAGCATGTTGCCCCAGATCAAGGGCACGCCGTTGCTACTCTGGGCGTTGATGGACGCCTGGAGACTTCCGTCTTCCCCACGGGCCCAATCGTAGTTCGTCTGCTTCGCTATGAGGAACGCCGCGCTGTCGCCCCGAGTAGTGCCCATGGCCCAGACCATGACCCGGTCCCCGGTCGGGAGGCCCTTCAAAGCCGCGTGTTCCCGGAGTGCAGCGTCGTTGAACCAGGAGTTGAAATCTATGAGCCCCGAGGCCAGCCCTAGCAACCGCTCCATCGCGGACGCATCGATGCCGGGGACCTCCAGCGTGTTCCTGGGAGACGAGACACCTTGCAGGGCGCCTACGTCACCGGATATGTCATATCCGTGAGCGTAGAAATTCTCAGCTAATCCGGTCTTCTTCGCCATGCTACTGCTCCTCCAGGAATCCGCTTTTGACCCATTGTGAGACATCCGCCAGCGGCATATCCGTCGGACGAACGAACGTCCCGCCTTCATACCAGTCCTGGGACAGAGCATCGGGAGGTCGAAAGCTCAGGATCGGAATGCCCACCGGGATCCCCCGCGGGTTTTGGACGACGTAGGTCTTATCCGGCATCAACTGGCTCCTTCTCGACTAGCTCGTACTTCATGAGAACCCGGTCAACTCCATCGTCAGTGTCCACGGCCAATTCAACATCAACTACGGGTAGGTGGCCGAGCCTTATACGGAGGTCAAGCTTGAGTACCTTGTTGGCCTCAAGTCCCAAAGCTTCGCAGAGGTCCATTCCCAGCTTGATAGACTTTGCCATTTTACGCCGCCATCGTCACGGAGCCGTCCACGACCATTGGCACGGTCATATCCGCGACCCTGAACATCACGCCGCCGAGATCGACGTAACCCCACTGAATGGACCAGGGCGTACCGTTGGCGCCAGCCGCGTCCACGTTCCGGATCGTCCCACCCAGGTCAAACTCTCCCAGGATGTTCTCGGCGATCTTCGATGACGCTTCCGCCAGCAGTATCTCGGTGTCTTCCTTCGGCTCCCCGAGCATGTCCCGGAACAGCCGGATGGTGACGACGTGGCTTTCGACAGTGGCCCCATCCGCCATGATTCGGACGACCGTGACGCTCTGCATGTAGACGGCCGCCACAACATCGTCCGAGGCCGCTGGTATGGCCTTGGGCTCACCTATCATGGAGTGCTTGACGTACCCACCTTTCACCAAGTGCGTCTGCAACTTAATCAACGTGTCCTTGATTAAGAAGGCCATCTACTTCCCCAACTGCCCCAGAGCCCGTTTCATGTGGGCGGTCACGACCTGCCGCTGTACCTTCACCAACCACTGTCGGGTCCGCCGGAACATCGAATAGCCCTTGAACCGGGTCGTGGTGTTCCGGGATCCCACGCCCTCGAGCCAAGGTCCATATATCATGCCGCCGTCATCGATTCTCGCCGTCATCCCTGTAACCCTCGTCCGCAAGCTGTTCCGGTAAGCGCCGGTACTGGCCTTGCCTTTCCCGGCCTCAGCGGCCGAGAGGTAGACCCCACCGGGCCGCGGCCTCATCATCATGGCCAGACGTTGTTCCCCGAGAGACGCCACCTCTTTGACCGACTGGCGCGCTGCGTTCTGGATGACGCCCCCGGCGCGGCCGGTCAGGATGGGTCCCTTTGCGACGATCCTGATACCAGGCATCAGACGACCGACGCCGTCCGGTGGCGCCTGTAGTTGGCCACCACTTCTTTCCACATATTCCCCAGGGCCCGTCCGGAGAACTCGACCACGGTCTCGCCGCTACCGACGGACCGGCCCCAGCTCGCCCGGTTCTGCTGGAACAGCGTCAGCACTTCAGCGAGGCAGAGCTGGCTGATGTCGAACGGTGGCTCGTATATCTCTACCTTCGTGGCGTCGGCGTGGGTGGCCGCTGAAGTCCCACAAGCACCCCTTTCGACCGTCAGGGTGCGGTATACGTGGATTGCCGTGTCATCGGCGTGTGCGGCCAGCACGGTGCCATCGTAGGCCCTTATGACGGTGAGGTCGTTCGTGGCGACGGAGTCGATGAACATCTTCTCGGAGTCGATAAGGACGACCTCGCCAGCGACCAGGCCGTGGCTACCGTCGACGGTGACGAGAGTGTCAGACTTATCAGCGGTCAGCGTGTCATTGAGAAGGATGGATCCCAAGGCCGCGTTGATCTTGTCGGAGACGTAAAGCTGCTCGGATTCAATCAGCAGGGTGTTCCCCACCTGGACCTGGGACGAATCAGAGCAGATGAAGGACGTCGTGGTAGTGCCTGAGTCGAGCCCGCTGGTGACGGTCCCGACGTCGAGCTTGTCGTCGGAGTAGCCCCAGGAGCCCGCGATCTCAATACTGCGCTGCGGCGTAGACCCGGACTCGAAGGCGGCCGACGAGGACAGGTCTATCTCGATGCGGTCATATGGCGGGCCGGAGTTGTTCGGCTCCAGGAAGAAGTCGGTCGCAGCGATCGTGGTGGGCGACGAGTCCTGCGCCTTCGTCTTGAGCGTCGTTACAGATATGAGGTCGTAGTCGAGCCAGAGAATGGTCGCGCTACCGAGGTGGGACGGGGGCCAACGATAGGTCCGCGTCTGAGTCTTGGGGATGAACAGGCGGCGGGTCTGCCGATCAATCCGGCGGGAAGCCGATTCAATCAGCCGGTCTATTTCTTCGTCGAAGTCGGCGCCATGGATAGACGCAGACTGCTTGACCGTCTCACGGCCAGTGTAGAGGTTTGGCACCGTCGCACTCCTGATGCTTTCTACAGAAGGGGCTATGCCGCTATTAGGTTGGAGAGGGTAAGACTACCAGTCCTCCGTCCCAGCGGAAGTTGCCGAGGGGGCAGTTGCGGTTGCCGGTCTTGCCGATATCAAGCGGCTCGCCATCGATGGGGCAGGCCACCGGGGGCTGAGACCGTTCGCGTTCGGCCTCAGCCCGTTGTTCTCTCGTAATAGCTCCGAGCTGTTCCCAGGACATCAGTCTTGCTCAATATGCAGGATGACCCGGAACTTCTCGGCACTGGTCGGGGTGAGCGCGTCGACGGCGATAAGGATGCCATAGATGGCCTTGTCGCCTTCCTCGCACTTGAACGCGAGGGGGAGCTTGCTATTGCCTACGCTGGCCGTCGCGAAGGATTGGCCGGTCCCGAAGTCCTTCATGGCATCGAAGTCGATGGACCCGATGAAGTTATCGCTGTCAGCGTCTAGGGGTCCGGTGTTGGCACCGTTGTCGTCTAAGGCGCTGGTGGGGGTGACCGTGAACAGGAGCAGGGATAGTTGGTTGCTGTGGCCGGTGTCGTCGTCTACCACAGCCGCCCTGGTGATTCTGCCGCCGCCGCCGTTGGTATGGACCACCGCTGGGAACGTCCAGGTGGTGCCGGCCGAGGTGCTTTCAGATACAACATCCCCGGCCGAGTACGCGGTCGTATCCGCCGGCCGTGTCTTCTGCACGGTGACCACGACGTGCTGACCGATGATGTTCTTGTTCTTCATTGTCACGGGCTTACACCTTGAGGTTCAGTTCGTGCATCCGGGCCTGCTCGATCATGAACCCGATGCTGTCATAGAGCCGCTGTAGCTCGCTGATGGTCTTGATCGGGTAGGCGCATCCAAGATCCTCGAACAACACCATGACGGTGTGGTCACTGCCGGACGCCACCTTTAGCACTGTCATCTTCTTGGCCCGTCGTACCCTCCCCTCAAACCGCTTGGAGTCGACCAGCTTAGGGGCTGACTCGTTGAGGCCGGGGACCTTGAGACGACTGGTGCCGTTACTCCCCATCGGTAGGCTCAGGAGGCTCGATGGGGACATCCACCGGTTCCGTGGGTGGCCCGCCTACCCTAGCCTCGGCTATCTCTTTTGCCAGGAGCTTCGTCTTCTCCCTCTGAGTCGGCCACCGGTCCAAGACAATGGTCCTTGGATTGCTTGGGTCGGCCTTCACATTGACGGGTCCGTTAGCCATCCTGCTCTTACCTCCCGATCTGGATCGCCCTCATCCACTTGATGTTGCAAGTGTTGGCGATGGCCTCCCCGGTCAGGAACTCAATGGACAGCCGCAAGCTGACATCGTCGGGGATGGTGAGCGTGTGAATCTCGACCTCGACGCCATCGATGAAGAAGTACACCGACGTGCCATCAAAGTAAAATTCCAGGATAATGTCGGTGGCGTCTACCAACGTGCCCTGGCTGTCGTTCTGCGTCTCGCTGGCACTCTTCTCGGTGACGGTCGATATCGCGGCGCTGCCGTCCACGGACTCGAAGTAGACCCCATCGGCCACGCCACCTAGGAGGGCCGTGTCGGTGACCGCAAGACCAAAGAAGAGGTCAGTCTGGTCTACGTCGTTGATCTGGAGTTCACAGCCGACGTAGACATCCTGGTCAGAGGTCAGCTCGAAGATCGCCCCCTGAAGCTGGTAAGAGCCACCGTCGTTTTCGGCGTTGTCGGTGGTAATGGTCCCAACGCGGCCAGCGGTGTCGTTCTCGGAGAAATTCGTGTCCCCGCCACCGCCCGCCTCAACCACCGTGGTGGTCCAGCCCCGCGGATCGGTGCCGTCGGGCTCGAGGATGTCAGGAAGCAACTCGTACTTGAATACTTCCGAGCCGGTAGCGTCGACAAGGCGCATCCGATGTCCTTCGTAGAACGCCAACGCGCCTCGTATGTATCGTGAGTGCAACTGGTCTGCCATTGTCGCTCCTATTCTGGAGCGCCCTTACGGGCGACTCTGGCTACTTGGTCCAGCGTGGGCTTTTGACTTGCTTATCTGCCGGCGGGCGACGCTCGCCCTTAGACTGGCACCGCTTCGGCTTCAACTGCTCTGCGGTGGGGCCAGTTCTGTTGCTCGGCGATGGCTCGTTTGTTGCCAAAGGCCACCTCCTCCTTCATGTCCATCGGAGACCCGCAACGCTTGCAGGTATCGGGGGCCTCAAGCGCCTCGTCCTTCTCGATGTCGTAGTGCGCGTAGACCTTTGAGCAGTGCGGGCAGACGGACCCGAGTCCAATCCCACCCGGCAGTTCTACGGTTCTCAACATGCTTGTTCTCCTTGGGGAAGGTTGCGGGGTGGAGGCGCACCCCCACCCCTACGTGGTTATTCTCTCGTTTACCGGTCCGCCAAGTACGTCAGGGCGTCGTCGGGGTTGCTCGGGTACATCGGGCAGACGATATACTTCAGATCGCCTGGCTGGGCGTTCCCACCGATATCTGCAATGGTCGCCCTGATGTAGACGAAGGCATTGTCGACGTCCAGATCCTCGGTCTTGAATTCGATGGCCACCATCGTCGACTGCTCCGCAGAGTCGGCGTGGGTCCAGGTGTTGGTGGAGGCGTCGCCTGACGCATCTTCCCAGACCGCCGTGGATGACTGATCGGTCGTCGCCTGCTTCTTCCAGACCTGTACGGGCGACGTCACGATGTTCAGGGCCTTGACGCTCCCGCCTGCCGCCGATGTCGCCTGCTGGACCGTCACCGTGGGGTCGTCACCTGCTGTGCCCACCCCAGAGGTGAACAGGATTATGACGCACGAGGCGTTCCTCAGCGAGATGTAATCGCCGGTATTCGCACCCGTCTGGAGGTCCACGGTGGGGAACCCCTCGATGATGTCGATCAGGTTGCCGAGTAGTAGCGGACTTGCCATTGTCGTTACTCCTTATCGAGTCTGTTGCTATCGCGTGGCCTATGCCCGCGTCGCGATGTTGAGGTACGGCGAGACCGTGTTGGAGCCGTTTCGAGGCGTGAGGGCCGAACTCACCCAGGGGCGGCCGTCCACCCGCTCAATGAACCGGTACTCTCTCTGGTCGGTGGCGAACAGGGAATGCTCGCTGACTGCCATGGTCATCGCTTGACGGTCCCCGAGCAGGTAGTGGTCCAGGGCTACGAAGGAAAGGTCCCCCGCTGTTCCCACGGTCTCGGCCTTCTCGGTGAATATCACCGGGCGGCCCAAGATGGTCATGGGAGGCCCCGACACACCGTTGGCCAGCCACACTGCCGATCCACCGGTGCCCACCGCCAGGCTCATAGAGGCTAGCTGCGGGAAGGTGTCGTTGTGGGCGATCCAGACCGCGTTGTTGAGCGCCTGTGGAAGCATCCGGGAGTAGAGGTTCAGGATGTTTTCCCACACGACGGTTGCGGCCGGCTGCCCGGTCTCTTTGGCGACTGAGATCAGGGCGTCAGCGTTCTTGAAGCCCAATGGCTGCCCGGCGCCGACCCCGGCGATGAAGGCGTCGTCCTCAAAGTAGGCAATCGCCTGGGGGTACAGGGTGTTGATCAGGCCCTCTATGGCAACCGCTGAGTCCATCAAAAGCTCGTTGCTGATCTGGGACGACCCGGTCAGCTTGTTCGCCATCAGGCGGACCGCGCTGAACGTCGGCTGGTTGGTGGAGCTGGAGACGGTCCCCGCCTCTGCGACCCACGTACCGACCACGCCACCGAAGACGTTGCTGGCGTGGGACGTGTCCTTGATGGCAGGGTAGCGAAGGGTGGCCGAACCCATGGGGATGACCCGGGCCCGAGGCCGCACGACCATACCCTCAAGTGCCAGGAACAGCAGGTCGGCGCGGAATTCCTCCGGAACCAGTACGCCACCGTCGCCGGGGATGGTCTCCGAGAGGTCCTTGAGGCGAGAGTCGTTCTCTATCTTGAATAGCTGCTTGAGTGCCGCCTGGGCGAACTCCCCGACGCCTTCCTCCCACTTCTCGGCTAGATCCACGCCGGGACCGTACCCGGAGGCGGCCACCTGGCCCATCTGCTTCCGGGTCATGCCCGAGTCAGCATAGATGGCCTTCCGACCTCTGAGGTGTGGCCCAGCGGTAGCGCCCCCATCGTCGTCGGGGACCCGGGTGTGCCGGCCGTTGGTAGACTGCCGGGTGTACCCGTTGTCCTCCAGGAAGCCCTTCAGCCCCTTCTGTTGCTGCTCCGTGAACCCGTCCTGAAGGTCGGGGTCGGCCGCGTTGGCTCCTACCCGGTAGGACTCGATGAACTCGGCGGCGGTCTCCTTGTCGTGGAAGACCATACCGATCTTCTCGGGGTCGTCCAGGAAGTCGCGGAGGTCGTCTGGAGTGGTGGGAATCGCGTGTTTCAGTGCCATGTCTGTACTAGCTCCTTCAGGCTGGGGTTCTTGCCGTTCGCGCCGTGGGCTTGCCTAAGCAAGTGGTCGACAATGATTAGGAGTTGTGTGTTGATATCGTCTCTGCTCTTCCGCGCACTTTTTATCTCGCCCATCGCTGCACGGAGGATTGACTCCAGGTCGTCGCCGTCGACGTCATCGAGGTCCTGAATATCGCTCCAGTCCCGTATCACGTCCTGAAGTACGCTAGACGATATCAGCCCCTTGGAGAGCTGGAGAGCTTCGGGGTTGGCGGGCATCGTGACCTGGGATACCTCCCAGAGTTTCTGCCCGTTGAACTCGAAGGAAGGGAACCACCCGTCGCCGTCCAACTCGGTGGCCTTCGCCATGTCAGGTTGGAAACCGACACTGAAGGCCGCTACGCCCTTCTCGGCCAGCTTGAAGCCCCAGTCAGCCTGCTCGTTGCCGTCACCCACGAAATAGCGGGCTGTGCCTTCCAGGGTCTTGCGGGATTTAACGACGGTCATCTTGTCCCAGACACCGATCTGAGATGTGAGGTTCCCGTAATCGTGCGACGCGAGCAGTGGGGAATGTGTATTGAATTCGCTGAGGTCCCAGCCGGCGGCACGGATGATGTCTCCGTCGCGGTCTACGGCCTCGGTGGAGACGACAGCCTCAACCGTGAACTTCTCAGTGTCGACGGCCTTGACCTCGGCCCTGATCAGCTTGTGGAACCTGCCGTCTCGCTCGTATCGGTTCATCCCACTTTTGCTCCCAACAAAAAACCCGACCCCTTGGTAGGCTCCGGTGTACCTACGAGGTCGGGCTCTGGTGGCCTCACGGAACTGGCTGCGGTGGACCAGTCGTTTCGGTCTCTAGGACTCGCGCACTTGGTGAGGGCTATTGAATTTTCTTGGTCGCGGGCCTGGGAGTTGCACCCAGTTCTCAGGATTATGAGCCCAGCGCGTTACTGTCTCGCTCACCCGCTGACGTGAGTCACCAGTATATACATGGTGTACTGAATCCTGTCAACCCCGGCAATACGAAAACCCCCGGCGAGGCCCAGCCCGGGGGTTTTCTCAAGGAGGGTGTCCTACCGCTTCCTCCACGGTGGGTCACGCCTCTTCTATATCACGAGGCGGGTTATCCGTCAATGAGGGTGTATGTCGCCCTGATACCGTGCGCCGTGCGCCGTGAACAGCATCTTGCACCTGGGACAATGCACGGAGAGGCCATGAGGGACGCCCCTCTGTACCAGTTTCGAACACCGTGGGCAGACCGCATCAATGAGTCTTTCGACGGGCTCAACGATCACATCAGCCGCCAACTCTCGACTGCCTGGCCTGACCCCCCAACCCTGAACCGCTAAAGCCAACGCGCTCCGCGACCCCTCAATCGCCTCGCCGACCTCGTCCTCCAGGCCCTCGCCGGGGTCGATGTCGCTCACCGGCTCCCCGCGGTACAGGACCGTGCAGCGGCAGTTGGGGTGCTGCGGGATCGTGTCCTTGCCCGATGGGAAGATGGCCGAGAGCTGGATCCATCCGACGTTTTCGTTCATCTCGCACTCGGCCTCGACCAGAGCGTCCCCCTGCGTGATCCAGGACTTCTCCGTCAGCCCTTGGCTCATCGCGGCCCGCTGGGCCCCCTGACCCTGCGCGGTCGAGGTCTCGGTCCGGGCCACCACCGAGGCCCGCTCCTTGCTGAAGGCGAAGTCTTCCCGTAGGGACTTGGTGATGGTGCCCAGAGAGTCGCCCTGCTCGATGGCCTGCGCCACGATCTCGTTCACGCGCCGACGCGTCAGAGCGACCATGTTAATGTCGCCGGTCAGTTGCAGGAGGGCGGCACCACGGGTACGGGCGTACTCGGCTGCGACCCTGGTCGCCTCGGACCCCATCTCGGGGAAGGTGTCCAGGATGGCCAGCTCGGCGGCCTCTGCTAGCTCGGCGATGACCTCGTCGCTGTACTTGGTCCACCAGTCCCAATCGTAGCCCTCGAGGTCGGACAACTCCAGTTTGGTGCGGGGGGATATCGAAAGTAGTTGGCTACCCTGCATTGCCACTGACGCTCCCGTAGTTTCAATGAACTCGACCAGCCCGTCCCGTTCCTCACGCAGCCGCCGGACCCACTGCTTGAGCATGGTCCGCTCGACCTTCTCGCTGACGGATAGCTTTTGGCGCTGATCTGACGTGTTCTGGCGGACATCTGACGCTGAATGTCCAAAGGCGAGAACCTTTTTCATGTCAGGCGCACTCAGCATGAACCCGCCCGCTGCTGGCGGGGCGTAGAACTCGTCGCCCTCGGGGACCTCGCCCTTGTCCAGCAATTCCCTGGCCTCGTTCAGCGTCAGGATCCCGGCGGCGTATCCCGTGGTGGATTCGGTCAAACGATGCTCTTTATCCTTGGGCGTCGGGTCCACGAAGTCGAAGAATAGGTCGTTGCCAAACAGCGGGCACAGCCTGGTGTTCAGGGCTCCCCTCACGCGCACCACCCGAGGCCGGATGACCCACCTACCGAACATGACCTCGGCCGCCTCAGCGTTGGCCCGGTTGACGTTCTCGCTCACCCCGAGCATCGCCTGGGGCAGCCCGAAGGCGCCGACGATGATGTCCCGGTTGAGCTTGCGTAGCTGCTCGAACTGCATGTCCCGCTGAGTGTACTTACGCTCGACCCATTTGCCGTTCTCGATGATGGCCACCCGGTGAGCGTTGGCGACACCTCGGTGCTGTTCAGCCCACCGTACCCGCATGTTCTCGTACTCCGTGTCGTCCATCGTGGCCGGCACCTCGATCACTCCCCCTGGCTCGGCCGAGTTGCGGAAAAACGTCTGCGTCCATTGGGCGGCCAGCTTCTCAGACCCGAGGTCGTACATGAGCGATTGCACGGGCCCTATACCGCGGTGCGGGTTCATCGGCGAGGGGCGCCGGATGAAGATCACGTCCTCGCGCTCAAGCCTGATCTTCTTGGTTCCGATGACATAGTCATAGTGCGAGATGTAGTTGACCGGGTCGGGTATGGGCCTCATCCGGTCCGGTCGGACGATCTGAAGCTCCACCGGCATACCGCGGCTGTCGGTGATGAGGATCCACCACTGCTCGCCCGACAGCTCCATGTGCTGCTGGCCGGTCTCTCGGAAGTCCTCGCTGGTGTAGTGCGGGCTGACCCTCTCCCATAGCTGCGCCAGCGGATGTCCCTCGTCTACCTCGCGGCGGTCCCCGTTGGGCATCCTCTGATAAAGATGCCACTCGACCGTCGCCACTGCCTGCGCGATACGCTCCACGGTGGCAAAGAGCCATCCGATACTCCCATACGCCTCCATGTGCTGGACCGGCGTCGCCGGCGTGGTACCGGTCATCTGGCTGAGGGTCGCCATGCCCGTGGTCGGCAGGCGCTCCGACTGGCCCTTCGTGAAGGCGTTGATGGTGTCGATGAATATGCTCATTGGGTAACCTCTAGGACGACCATTATTGCGATGATTGCACATGCCAGTAATATCAGCACGATGCCGAGAAAAACGTCGAGACTGTGGTAATCGGGCCCGCGATAATAAAAAGGCTCCAACTCGGGCGGCGGTGGCGGTGGTGGTGGCGGCAATATGCGAGCCCTCTTGTCTCCTAACGGTCTTTGTCCACCTCCCCCTCGATTCATGATGCCCTCCCTATCGTCAGCCAGATTGATATGAAGATGGCCGCGAGCCCGGCGAATATGATCCCGAGCGGCGGCCATATCAGGTACATGCCCGCGGCCACAGCCACCAGGCCGACGGACTCAAGGGCGAAGCTGACGCGGCGCTTGCTCATTCTGCCACGAACTCCTTCGGATATGTCTCGCAGAGCCAATCAATGGCCCGGTTAAACTCCGGCGCGCTCAGGGCCATATTGAAGTCAAAGCCCCGCAGAACGGCTTCGTGGAGCATCCATATCTGCTCGTCAGTCACGGGAGTGCCCACGGCGACGTACGCCACCACCTGCCCGTCGCGGCACGGCCCCTTCGTCGCCTCGCATATGCTACATGGCCGCGAGGCCGCTTCGTCTCCAGAACCCCACGTATGGTCGTCTAGTGCGTGGTTACAGCGTGGGCAGAGCATCCGTCTCCCTCATGCTCGGTCAGTGGACGACAACAGCTTGTTCCCCTCAGGAGTCCCCGGCAGAATGATCTTGGGCGGGACCGTGCATCCAACACAGCCGTACACCCGCGCCCCAGGATGAGGCGTCTTGCTGGCGATGGCCCAATTGCCGCCGTCAGGCCGGGTGTGGTTCGCGGCATGGTGGCCCTGGTGAACCTCCTTCACCATCGCCCTCATCGTCTTGTCGGACACGTCGAGGAAATGCTGGCTGATCATCAGACCGCAGGGGAAGCGCCAGACGAGCGGCCCCCCCGGCATGGCCGCCGGCGGATCCCCGCAGGCGCCTATCTCGAGCAGTGTGGGCGACATCTTCGCAAGGACGCGCTCTGCCCGGTGCTTCATGGCCCTGGTTGGCTCGTGTCCGTTCTTGCTCATGCGTTGTCCTCCTCGATGCTCGCCGCCTCATCCAGTATATGTTCTAGCAGAAACCGCCGCGTCTGTGGCTCGCTGCCAGCTACAAATGAATCCCCACAAGCGCACGTCTTCTCGTATTCGAATACACCATCTATGTGATGGGACACAACATCGTTTTGCTGGAAGTGGCTGAGACGGTCATCGGGTATCGTCACGACAGCCACCTCACGCTGGACGAGCCCTTCATCGGGAACAGCTCCGTCAGCGCCCACACCACGGCGTCCATCCGATCCGGGCTCTTCTGGCCCTCGGCCGGCTCCCACGAACACATCTGGTCCTCCAGCTCTGGGTGTATACCGACGTGGTGGATCCTGCCCTGCTGGTACATCGCCGCGATCGGCTCGGCCCGGGTCCGCTTGCCACGGCTGGCGTTCACGGCCTTGTACGGCACATGCTGCTCCTGCGTCCGGAGCGTGGACTCGATCATGTCGCCGCCGTTGTTGACCTCACCGATGATCCGGTCCCCTTCGACTGACGCCAGCAGGCCGATGGCCCGCTTGGCCCAGCCGTTCTCCGTCGAGGTGACAGCCGGATCGATGGCGACGACCACACGGACTAGCTCGGGGGCCTTCTGGATCCGGACGCCGTCGATCCATGCCCGCTTCCACAATGCGCCCTCGGCCTCTTCTAGCAGGTCGGCGTAAATCTCCTGACGGCCGGTCTCTGTACCCTCATACCCTGCCAACACCTCGTCAAACCAACTCGGTGCCAAGTTAGCCCGGTTCTCGTAGCTGCTCCCCACGGTCACCACGGTGGAGGACAGTGACTCGATGTCCTTGATGATCTGGAGCGGCTTCGGCGTCATGGTGATGCAGGTCCGGGGGATGTCGCTGCTCGCCTCCCGCATCCCGAACTGAAGGTTGTCCCACACCTCCTTCGGGTTCTTGAACTTGCTCAACTCATCAATCCACGCGGTGTCACCGGAAAAGCCCCTGAGTTGGTCCGGGTCCTCGCTGCTGAACACCGTCGCCGTGGTGCCATTGGACCAGGTGATACGCCGCTTGGAGGGCTCGTACTTGGGCAGGGCGTCCGGATGGGCCTGCTTGAGAATTCCCGCAGGGCCCTCGATCATGAAGTCCCTGGCCTCGGCCGGCGTCTTCGCTATGAGAGCTATCCAGCGGGGTTCGGCGCCCGCTCGACTGTTGGTCCAGTTGGAGCCAGTCCAGTCCTTCCCCCAGCCGCGGCCGGCGCGTATCATCCAGGTGCGCCAGTCGCCGGGAGGCGGGAGCTGCTTGTCCCGTGCCAGAAACTTCCAACTGTATAGAAGGTCTTTAGCTTCCTTCGCTGAGAGCCCCCAGATCGCCTTGCTGCGATCCGTTTCGGGAAGCAATGCCAGCGACGATACGTTGAAGCGTGTCTCTTGCATCCTCACCACCTATCGTGATGTTGAGCGAACGGTTGTCGATGAGAGGGTCGCCTTCGTTCTCTATTTTAATCGGCATGTCTAGCCCCAAGAGCTTTGCACGGCGCGTCAGGATGCTCAGGGCGGTGGCGACAGCGTCCAGCTCACCGCCCATGACCCGCGCCCAGACAGCCATGAGCATCACGTCTAATCGCACGAGGTCTAACTTGCGCTGCTCATCGGCCGGGGCCTGGATAGTCTTTAGGAGTGCAGCCTCGATCGCGCACTGCGCTCCATATGCCGTCTTCCACCCCAACTGTTGAGCAATGTTCCAAAAGGACATGCCGGTCGTGCGGAGTTTCAGGGCCTCGCGCTGCTTGGCCGTGGCCTCTATACGACGTGGCGACGTGCGGGATTCAGCCCGTGGATTCTTGGGGCTAGCCATTGTCGAAGCCCTCACTACCGAACGCTTCATCAATATCGGTCCTCGCACGGCTGTTCAATTGCGTTGCGTTCAGATGCCGTATGAAAGCCGCTTTGTAAGGACGTAGAAGACCGAGCATCGCCCATTGTGGCGACCCTGCGACGCCTTTGACTAGCACCTTGCCGCGATCAATACTTACGCGAATATCGGCCCTCTCGCATAGCCAAAGCAGGGCGATGACATCATCATCCGCTTGCTCTTCAGGGCTCGCCATCACCCTTCCCCTCCCACCAGTTGTTCGGCCTTCCGGCCAGTGTAGGCTTCCCAACGCCGTATGGCAACGTCGACGTATCTGGGCTCGATCTCCATGGCGTAGCAGCGGCGGCCCAGCTTCTCGGCCGCGATGAGGGTGGTACCGGACCCGAGGTATGGGTCGCAGACCACGGCGCCGTCCTTGGTGAAGTCCGAGAGAATAGCAGCGAACAGGCCGACCGGCTTCTGGGTGGGGTGAACACGGTCCGTCATCTCTTCAGCGCGGGGGCCGGCGCGCACCATCCCTGACCACATATGCCGGTACAACCGATAGTGTCCCGTGAACGATGTCCATGCGAGTTCGAAGCCCGAGAACGACCAGCCCTCACCTAGACCCTTGTCCCAGCACAGCCAGGTGGCGCCAGGACGCAACTTGTCCGCGAAATAGCCCCCGCCGAATATGATCTGGTTGGCGCCTGTTTCAGTGAGCCATGTCGGATCGAAGGGTACATCATCTCCCTGAACGGGCATGTATTGGCGATTCGGGGCCACATCTTTACGCAACTTGCCCTTTGCAACACTTCCAGACATGCTTCCCTGTGATGATACAGAGCCATGCTTCACAATCCCGATTCCGTATGGCGGGTCTGTCAGTACGAGGTCGACCTCCACACCGCCAAGAAGGGCCTCGATATCGTCGGGGGCCTCACCACACATGAGCCGGTGGTCCCCCAGCGCCCACACCTGACCCCGCTTTGTGAAGGGCTCGCCTTCGTCAATGGCGGGGGCCACGTCGTCCTCGCCCTCCAATCGCGGTTCAGGCATCGGCACCAGCGACTCATACGAGTTGTTCGCCAACGCCTCGAGCATGTCCTTGACGCCCTGGTCCTCAGCCTCGACACGGCCCAGGAGTTCCATGAGGACGTCCTGGTCGTTACGGGCCATGGCTCCGAGCGGGTCGTGGGTGGCCAGGGCGTACTCTGCCTCGGCGTCGTTGAGGTCCACCACGAGGACCGGAACCTCCTGGTCCGGCGTCGTCTCAGCACGCAGGTGGCCGTCGATGAGTTCGAGGCCGCCATCGACCTCACGTACCACCAGGGCGTCCGTGTAGCCGATCTGCTCGAGGACGCCGCGCATGGCCGATCGTTGATACGATGGATGAATTCTAGGATTCAAGGGGTGTGGCTTGAGGTCCGACGCCTTGACCCGGCGTAGGCCGA